CAATGTAAACGACGTTCAAGAAATGGTTAATCTTCATTTTGAAACGGCTTCCAAGAAGTTTACAAAAGTGAGTGAAATATGTAATTTTATCCGAATAGTTTACTAATCAACAAACATAAAACGAGGGACGCGACTCAGTAACGCGCATTAAAACAACGCTAAATGAAAACAACAAAGTTCGATGTAATTAAATTGATCGTGGAAAGCGAGCAAGCATCACCAGAAACATTCAAACCTATTTTTTTAACTGCCGTTGCATACGGCGCAAAAGAAGTTTACAACGCGCAAGCGGATGTAAATCACGTCAAGCCATTAATTGACTCGGCTTCGTATTTGATTAGCCAGATTGAGGATATTGATATTAAAATGATGTTGGAACCGATACCAACAACGGACAAACATTTTAACGACATGCGCGATTTAATGCGCCAAAAAAGACAATTCACCGAATCATTAACAAACGTTTTAAATAAACTTTAATCATGAAACTAAACGAATCACAAAAAGACCTATTCAACGTATTTATTCCCGTTGCATTATTTTGGGTTGTAATGAGCTTTTTTATCGCAACGACACCGAATTACATTAAACAAGAGAAAACCCCGCAAATCGAAAGAAAACACGTTCAAAGCAAAGTTTTGGACGCATACGGAAAAGTATTACTTAAAAACTTCGAACGATGTCAACAAGATTAACCGAACCAAGAGCCGAACGATTTAGAATCGTGGACGCTCAATTTATTCATGCTCCGAAATGGTTTAAACTAGACAACTTCGAAATAGCTGGATATTTACAAGGTGAGCGCATTGATATGATTAGCAATTTAACGCTTGATCATTTCGACGAAATCACCTACATTGGAAAATCATTCAATAGCAAAAACGATAAAGAATTTTATCATGTCATTGGATTTCGAGCAGATACGCAAAAGAACACCGTAATCGTGCTGCGCAAAAAAGAGATTGATTACCAAGATTTCCCAACTAAATTTATTTACAAAAACATTTAAGTCATGTCAAAACTTAAACGAGTACAAGTAATTCTTGAATACACCGACGAGCGTATTTTAGAACGTCAATTGTCAATTTTGAAACGCGAGCTACTTGCCGGACGCGAAACTATTGATCACACATTCTCAACTGATATGAACAGCTTTGTGTTAATATGTGAACAAAAGTTTACGACTAAGCGCCCATTTCACCAGGAGAAAAGACCAAACGGTAAAATTGTTCAAACAGTAAAATCAAGTATATGACACTAATCGAATGGTTTATAGCGTTCATGTTTGCAATTGCGATCATTTGCGCCTTTGGGATGATTCACATGATTGGCGGTATTTACGCCACAATCATAGCAATTTGTTTCGTTTATTTAGTATATCGTTTCACTAAATCAGACAGAAAATGAGCTACAAAAGAACAGAAAACTATGAAAGTTCCATGCTTGGAATCGCGGTGAGCTTTACCGTCGCTGGCTTCATTATTGTTGGTCTATTAATACAAATGTGCTATGAAGCCATATAAACGCGTCCTGTCGTTTCGCATGCTTAAATCAAGCGGTTTCTTTCGTTATTATTCCGGAAGCGATAAGCGTAAAACTCGCGCAATTGTAAGCGAACTAAATAAAGTATTTATTCAGAAAAAAGTGAATGAGGAATGTGATTAATTTGTATATTTGTATCGGTTCAGGGCAGGAACTAGAAAAAATATTATTGAACGTCTTTAGATGAGTAGCACTGCCCGCGAAAATCTAAAGGCGTTTTTTTATGTAAAAAATATTCCATGGCAGCAGGAAAGAAAAATGTAATTGTTTACACGGATTGGATTAGCACCTTTGAGCTTCTTTCAAATGAAGAAGCAGGAAAGTTAATCAAACACTTTTTTCGATATGTAAACGATCAAGACCCTCAACCACCAGATAGGTTGATTGAAATTTTATTCGAGCCGATTAAAACAACACTTAAAAGAGATTTGAATAAATGGGAAACAAGAGCCGAAAGAGCGCGCGAAAATGGTTTAAGAGGTGGAAGACCAAAAACCGAAAATAACCCAGAAGAACCCACTAGGTTATTTTTAGACGAAAAAAAACCTGTAAGTGTAAGTGTAAGTGTAAGTGATAGTGTAAGTGTTAGTGTTAAAGAAAATAATTCTTTAACTACTATCTTAACAGATAGTAGTCATGTTCAAAATAAACTTGAACTTGATTTTAGATTCAATCTTTTTTGGAATGCTTACGATAAAAAAACAGGTAAGACGAAAGCTAAACAAAAGTTTGATAAACTGAAAGAGCAGGAAATAATCAAAATAATGGAACACGTACCAAAGTACGTTGATTCAACTCCGGATAAGAATTATCGAAAAGACCCATTGACTTATTTGAACGGTAAACATTGGGAAGATGAAATAATACAAAGAACACAAATACAAACCCCTAACACCCCAAAAGAATATGAACCAAACGCCGATGTACTCAAAATTATTAATAGACTCCACAGAGACGGAAACCTTACTGCAAAGCAAGCTGAAGTCGCGAGGATTACAATCACCAACTCGCCAACTGCAATTAATGTTCAACAACTCATGGACGGAGTTGCAAGACTCAAAAGAATCGGTGATGATTTTGATATTGTCAATTTTAGAGATTCGCTACGGATTGAACAGCGATAATGTTTCAACTAATTTACTTGAAGCTATTTACGAATCTTGTTTAAGTTTTCACGAAAAGTTAGCGGTTGAGGATTTAAAAAACTGCTTCAACTTTGCAAAGATTGAAAAGAAGCAATATCAAAAAATCACACTAGATGAATTCTTGGAGCCTATTAAAGCCTATATTCAAGTGAAACAAGTTGCGCGCCAAATTATAATCGACTTGCAAATTGAAAAGGATAAACAACAAATCGAACAACAAAAAGAAATTGACTTTTACAACACTGCACGCAACTTGTATAAATCAAGTTTAGAGGGTCGTGTTTGGCTCGGTGATATGTTCCAAGCAAAAGTATTGGCGCGTCCGTTTTGGGATGCTTTGTACCAAGATGAGCGCAAGCAAATGCAAGTATTAGCAACCGAAAAAGTAAAGGAAGCGCAAATACAAGCGATTGATAATCCTTTGGTGATCGTTGCGGACAAAAACTTTTACTTAGCACAGGAAACAATTTCGTATTGTGTGAAAGAGGGTAAAATGTTTATACAAGGATGAGTAAAAATATCCTTTACGGAACGATAAAAGTGCGAAGCTCGAATAAGATTCACACGGTTAAACGAGCCGTTTGGATTGAAGACGCTAACGTTTACAAGCCGTATAAATCACCGTTTAAAGATGATGCGGTGATAATTGAAGTAATTGAATTTAAAATAATAGGGAGGAGAAATGAAAGTAATTAAGCAATTCTACGCTACTATTTGGGAAATGGAAGATGTTGAAAATAACATGTATTCAAATAGACTTGATAAAGCCCAAGTTGAAAAATCAAGATTGTTATTAATTAATCCGAATAAATTTAACGAGGTAATTGATTTAGTATTTAAAAATTGGAAAACTTCAACAGCGGTTAACTTATCTAATAAATCAATTAATCGTAAAGCATGGTTAGGGCAAGCATCATGTTTATTTCATTGCAAGTCAAATGAGAAAGAAACAAAAACAGCATGGTTTCAATTAACAGATGATGAAAAAATAAAAGCGAATAATATAGCTGAATTAAAAATCAAACAATTTGAATCAATATGGAACGGAAAATTAAACAGTATATCAAAACTTGGGAACAAAGATGTTATATCAATGGAATCCCAGATGAAATTGAACCTAGAATGGAGGAGTTAAATATAGCTCCATCATACAAAGCTATTTGTATTTCTATTTTAAAAAACGATCATCAACTAAAAAGACTTGGTTTTACTCCTCAAAAAACTAATTCATATCACGAATTAAAGAGAATTGAATTAGGCATCAGAAGCAAACAATTAAAACTTGATTTATGAATGTATACGATAAAACACAGCAGCGTATAAAATTTTTATTTGACGAATTTGATAATATTTACGTATCATTTTCTGGAGGAAAGGATTCTGGAGTATTATTAAATCTTTGCATTGATTACATCAGAAAAAATAATCTAAACAGAAAAATCGGCGTTTTCCATTTGGACTATGAGGCTCAATATGAAATGACAACGAATTATGTAAATGAAACACTAAACAACAATTTAGATATTCTTGAAATATATCGTTGTTGCGTTCCTTTTAAGGTTACAACATGTACCTCAATGCATCAATCATATTGGAGACCATGGGAGGATGATAAAAAAGATTTATGGGTATCTATGAAACCTGAATTTTGCTATGAAGCTAAAGATTTTGAATTTTTTAATAATGGCACGTGGGATTATGAATTTCAAGAAAAATTTAGCGAATGGTATCATAAATTAAAAGGCGCAAAAAAAACAGCATGTCTAGTTGGTATTAGAACGCAAGAGAGTTTAAATCGATGGAGAGCTATTCATTCGGACAGAAATTACAAAAAATATAAAGGCCAAAAATTTACAAAAGAAATGTATTCAAATGTTTATAATGCTTATCCAATTTATGATTGGAAAACAACTGATATTTGGACGGCTAATTTTAAATTTGAATGGACTTACAATAAACTCTATGATATTTTTTATCAAGCTGGATTAACAATTGATCAAATGCGCGTGGCATCTCCTTTCATTTCAACAGCTCAAGATAGTTTGAAGCTGTATAAGGTAATTGAACCGCATATATGGGGTAAATTGATAGGCCGTGTAAACGGTGTAAATTTTACAGGATTATATGGCGGAACAACAGCTATGGGGTGGCGTTCAATTAAACTACCAAAAGGACATACATGGAAAAGTTATATGGATTTTTTACTTTCAACTCTCCCAAAGCAAGCCTCTGAAAACTATAAAAGTAAATTAGAAACTTCACAGCGTTTTTGGAGGGAAAAAGGCGGTTGCCTATCAAGTGAAGTAATTAAAAAACTACAAGAAAATAATATTGATATTCAAATATCAGAATCATCAAACTACAAAACATATAAATTGCCTGTTAGAATGGAATATTTAGATGATATTGATATATCTGAATTCAATCAAATACCAACATATAAAAGAATGTGTGTTTGCATAATAAAAAATGATCATTTATGTAAATTCATGGGCTTTTCATTAACTAAAAAAGAAAACGAAATAAGAAAACAAGCTGAATCAAAATTTAAAAATGTATCAAATGGAAACTAAAAAATCACCAGTTTACAATGTGTTAAGTATTCACATTGATAAAATTAGAGCAAATAGCTATAACCCTAATAGCGTTGCTAGTCCGGAAATGTCGCTTTTAGAAACGTCAATATGGGAAGACGGCTATACAATGCCAGTTGTTTGTTATTATTTAGAAGATGAGGACATTTACGAGATTGTAGATGGTTTTCATAGGTTTACTACATTAAAAACATCTAAGCGCATATTTGATCGTGAGCAAGGAATGTTACCGGTAGTAGTTATACAAAAAGATATTTCAAACCGAATGGCATCTACAATTAGGCATAATAGAGCTCGTGGATCACATTCAATTGAACTTATGAGCAATATTGTTGATGAACTTGTAAAAAGCGGCATGAGTGATGCGTGGATCATTAAACACATAGGAATGGATAAGGATGAATTACTTAGGCTTAAGCAAATTACAGGATTAGCGTCATTATTCAAAGATTCTGAGTTTAGTGATGGTTTTAGTGAAAATAATTAGATAAAAATGTTTTTAGTATAAAACTTTATAGTATATTTGCTACAACTTTAATAAACAACGCTATGAAAAAGGTAACTTTAAACAGACTTGAGCTGTCTAATTTCAAGAAAATCGCTAAACTTTCAATTGATTTCACGCAGGAAACCGACATCGTTGGGACAAATGGAGTAGGTAAATCGACAATCTTTGACGCTTACACGTGGCTACTCTACGGCAAGAACTCGCACGATCAAAACGACTTCGCGATCAAAACGCTTGACGAAAATAACCAAGCTATTCACAAACTTGAACACGAAGTAACGGGTATATTCGACGTAGATAGCGAAATTATCGAGTTTAAGCGCGTTTATCGTGAAAAGTGGGTAACTAAACGCGGTAACGATATTGAGGAGCTTACAGGACACGAAACAACGTTCTTTGTGAATGGTGTTCCTAAATCGAAAGGTGAGTATCAAAGTGCGGTTGCAAGCATGATTGATGAGAGTATTTCTAAAATCATTTCAAATCCTTTGTACTTCAATGAAAAAATGAAGTGGAACGAACGTCGCGAAATTCTTACGGCAATTGCTGGCGAAGTTGATAATGCGGATATTTTCATGGAAATGGGTTCGGATTACAACGAGCTTCGCGACATATTAAACGCTGGCAAATCGCTTGACGAGCAAAAGAAAGTCATCCAGGCGCAAAAGAAAAAGCTAAAGGAGGAAAAGGAAACGATCATGCCACGAATCAACGAAGCGAATCATAACAAGCCAGAACCAGTTGACGCAAGCGAGATTGAAAAGCAAATAATTTCTTTAGGCGGTGAATTGAATTCTATTGATGAGCAAATCAACAACCGTTTCAAATCAGTTGAGAAAGCGCACAAAGATGCAGAAGAAGTAAAGACTCAAAAATATAGCTTAGCAAATAAATTAAGCGATCTTGAGCATGAGTTCCAAAAGAGCGAACAACAATACGCTTGGGGTATTCAACAAAAACGCGCGGAGCTAGAGAATGAGATTAAGACACTTGAATTAAACAATCGTACAAACTTTACATTTGAGCAATCGGCAATTGAAAACTTAAAGACTCAAAACGAAAAATTGCGCAATCAATTTACGGCAATTAGCAACTTGGCATTTGACGAAAATTGTCAAGACAAAAATTGTCCAACGTGCAAACAATCGCTTCCGGATTACGAAAGTAAAGTTGAGGAACTTAGAAGGGCGTTTAACGTAGATAAATTAAATCAACTTGACTCAATCCGCGAACATGGAAAGAAAAATAACGAATTGATAGCGGAATATGAAAGCAAAATCAATGAAATAAAAGCGCAAAGTGGCGCGTACTTGGAGCAAATCGATCAAAAGAAAACGTACTTACAAGAATGGGAGAAGTCAATCGTTACCGAGCGACCAGCGACAACGCCCGAAATCGAAGCACTTAAAACGCAAATCGAAGCAATCGTAATACCAACAATTGAAACGCCAGACGTTGCCGATTTGAAAGCGCAAAAGGATGTGATTAACGCGGAGCTTGACGCGCTTAAATCGAAGTTAACAATAAACCACATCATCAATACAATCGACGCACGTATTCAAGAACTTGAAGCACAAAACAAACTTTTAGCGCAAGAAATCGCAAGCCTTGAAAAAATAGAGTTCCAAATCGACAATTTCAACAAGGCTAAAATTGAGCTAATTGAAAAGCGCATCAACTCAAAGTTTGCTTTGGTAAAGTGGAAAATGTTCAACGAGCAGTTGAATGGAGGCTTAGAACCTACATGCGAGGCAATCGTAAACGGAACGCCTTTCAATGATTTGAATACAGCTATGAAATGTAATGCCGGAATGGATGTAATCAACGCGCTTAACTATCACTTTGGGATTTTTGCACCAGTGTTCATTGATCAACGTGAAAGCATAGTAACGCTCATCAAAACAGAATGCCAAGTAATCAACTTGAAGGTGGATGAGAGTAAAAAAGTATTAACAGTAATTAATTAAATAAATGGAAAAATTTAACATAATGAAAGACGGAGATTTAACAAATTTTTTCGGTGGGAAAACCGATAATGGTTATAAGCTAAAAATTAACGGTGAACACACACCAACACCTTGGAAATTAGGCAGAATGGGCGCAGTAGTATCGGAAAGCCGTGAAGGTATTGAAATGGGCGGAGCAATGGGAAAAGAAGCCATTAAATACTACGGTGGTAATTTAATTGGCGAGTCAATATCGCAAGCCAACGCGCAACGTATTGTTGAATGCGTTAATGCTTGCGAAGGAATAGACGAACCTATGAAATTTATGAAGCATTATAAGGTTATTGAATACATGGAGATTGATAAAAAATACCATAATCTTAAAGATGTGGTTCAAGATGTTATTCGACTAATTGACGAAGGCAGAGAAATCACACAAAGTAGCATTATTATTAACGCGCTTCGATACGCAATTAAGTAACTAGCAAAAACGGAAACAATGGAAAACGGAAAACAACCAATATTGGACAACCAATTTGAAGATAACAAAGGGCTAACTAAAAGAGAATACTTTGCAGGGTTGGCGATGCAGGGAATGTTAGCAGACCCAAATGCGAGTAATTTTAAACCTAAGTTTATTGCTGAATTAGCTGTTGACTTTTCAGACGCCTTACTCGAAGAATTAGATAAAAAATAGTTTAATTAACTATAATACTTTATATTTGTAAAAACCAATAAAAATAAATATCATGTCAAAAAACGAAAGTGTGCAACCGGCGGTTGCGAAAAAATCAGCAAGTGAGCGATTCACGCAAGCAGTAGTAAAAGAGTTCGAAGGCTCGGTTGGTAAAATGGATTTGACTCCATATCAACAAAAGTTAATCAATAACTATTTCATTAAGCTCGATCAGTCTTTGGCGCTTGCCGAAACGAAGCGAATGAAAACACCAGAGGACAAACGCGAGTCTTTGTCTTACACATGGGAAAATATCAATATCAACGCGCTAGCAATGCAAGTTGTACCGTTGGCAAGTGTTGGACTTGACCCGTTACAACCGAATCATGTGAACTTGATTCCATACAAAAACAATCACACAAACAAGTTCGATATTACGCCAATTATTGGCTATCGTGGACTTGCTTTGAAGGCGATTAAGTATGGACTTGACTCGCTCGAAGATGTAATTGTTGAGCTTGTTTATGCAAATGACAAATTCAAATTGATTAAAAAAGACGCGAATAACTCGGAAGATGCTTATTTGTTTGAGGTTGTCAATCCATTTGAGCGAGGTGAATTAATCGGTGGCTTTTATTGCCAGAAATACCATCATTCAAAATCAAACCGCATTCGAGTATTCACAAAAGCGGACATTGAGAAACGTAAACCAAAGTACGCAAGTGCTGATTTTTGGGGCGGTGAAAAAGATGTTTGGCAAGGCGGTAAAAAAGTCGGCAAAGAGAAAGTTGAAGGATGGTACGACGAAATGGCATACAAAACAATTTACCGTGCAGCTTACAACGACGTTATCATTGATAGTCAAAAAATAGACGCTCAATTTGCTGAATTAAACACAATCAAAGACGAGTTTAATCACGAACCAGCAAACACAACCGAGGACGTTAAACACGAAGTTGTTGAGGACACGGCAAGTGAACCGATTACGTTTGAATTGCAAGAGCCACAAGCAAATCCAGCAATAACACCTTCACTTGATTTTTGATGGAGCTTAAAATCATTTCATCGGGCAGTGTCGGAAATGCCTATATTCTAGAAAACCAAAACTCCGCGCTCCTAATCGAGTGCGGGGTTAAGGTGGATGAGATTAAGAAGGCGATTGATTTTAACACTCTAAAACTTAAAGGAATGCTCGTGTCTCACGGGCATCTTTGACTTGATCATTCAAAGTATATGCACCAAGCCTCACAACTAGGCATTCCATTATTTGCGTCGGTTGACACGTTTAACCAAATGAAAACGCCAACGGAATTGCGTTATGGCGTATTAAAGAACGGGCAACAAAAGCAAATAAGCGAATTCAAAATAAGTTCGTTTGACGCTTCGCATGACATCCCTACACTTGGATTTATTATCGAAAGTGGATCCGAAAAAGTGTTTTTCTTAACGGATAGTTATAAATTAATTTGGAATTTGAGTTCCTGGAAATTCACATGCGTAATGATCGAGGCAAATTATTGTGAGGAAATCGTAAAGTCAAAGCCGGAATCATTCATAAACAAACGTCGCTTGCGTTCACACATGAGCATTCAAACGGCTATTTTGACGCTGGAGAAAATGGACTTATCACAATGTAATAACATCGTTTTACTTCACCTTTCAGATGGCGTTTCAAACGAAAAACAATTTAAGGAAATGACCGAACAACGCTTCGGTATTCCTGTAACAATAGCAACAAACAACCAAATTTTAAACCTTAATTCTTTTTAACATGAAACAAAGATTTTTAGTAAAAGTCAAGTACACAAAACAATTTGATAACGGAACGTTCAAACGAGTAAGCGAATCGTATTTATTTGATGCCGAAAGTTACACCGATTGTGAAGCGCAAGTTTACGAGCATTTGGCGAGCTTAATTAGAGGCGAATTTATTATCATGAAAATGGATCGTTTTGATTGTAACGAGTTTATCGGTCAAGGTGAACGATTCTTCATAGTGAAGCAAGTTTATACGGATGTAGACGACAGGGAAATAAAAATTAAACTACTTGTTGCCGACGATATGATTGAGGGCGCAAAGGTACGTGTTGCGCTATTTAACGATTCGATTAACTTCACGACGTTTCCGCAAATTAAATCAATCGTTGAAACGCAAATTTTGGAATATTTTACAACGCAAGAAGATGAGCCAACAAACTAAATTTGAAGGTCGTTTTATTGATAAAGTGATTAAGTTTTGTTTAAGTAATCCAGGAATGACACCTCACCAAATTTGCGCGTCATTTGGTTACAATAATTCGGTTAAGATAAACGACTTTATCAATGGAAACGGGACTATTTCAAGTCGAACAATGGGAAACATGAATGAGTTCATGGAAAAGTATAATCGAAATAAACGAAAAAGAAAATAACCTTTAAATCAGAATAAGATGAAAGAGAATAAATTAGGAAGAATGTGGTATTCTAATCAAATTGGATTTATGATAAGTTGGGGAGTAGCAAGTATTCCAAACAGAAGATACATAAGTATTGACTTACCATTTTTAATTATACAAATTTACCTTTAAATCAGAATAAGATGAAGATAGTAAACCTAATCAATGATACTTACCAAGTAGTAAATCAAGACGAATCAACCGTTTACTTTCAAGGTAGTAAAGAAGATTGTGAGAGATATAGAATGAGCAGACTTTTTAACCTTTAAATCAGAATAACATGACAGCAGTACAACAAATGCTCAAAGAGCTACAAGAGAAGTTTCCAAAGCAAATGGCAGATATGTATGACAGCAATCAGCTTTTATTAGAAGATATTGCTTTAAAAGCCAAAAAAATGGAGAAGGAAGAGAAGATTGAGTTTGCTTGTCAAGTTGCCGAAGCAAGTGCTATGAAGTACATACAAGGCAAGACAACAAGAATGATAGCAGAAGAATTATTAACTAAACAATAAGAACAATGAAAGAAGAACAACTTAAAGAAGCATTAGAAATAATCAAAAAATTTGTCAATGAATTTGATGAAGAAGGTGAAGTGTCTTGGAATACAAGAGATGAAGCCGAGAATTTTTTAAATAACCTTTAAATCAGAATAAGATGACAGCAGTCAACAAAATACTAACCGTTCTAAAATTCACAGTTCTATTTCCGCTTTTCGTTTACCTATTCGTAGCGGATAGAATCATGATTTTTTTAGCTCCATTTGTTAAAAACAAGTGGCACGAAAATTTAGCAATGAATCACGATAAAAAATGGATAGCACTATTCACGTTGTATCGTTTAATTGCGTTTTTAACGTACTTTTCAATCTATAAATTCATAGTATATGTTTTCTAAATTTAAAGCGTTCCTGAGTAAAATATTCAAGCGCGATCAATCCAAAGTAGTGGATAAATTGACAAATAAGCAATACGAGAAAATCGGGCGTATTATCGTTCATGGAGCTTTGACCGATAGGCAATTTAATCGCTCAATTTCAAGGCTTCCACTTTACGGTCAATTGCTTACGATTATTGGCGCTCACCCAGAACAACGAAAGGCGCGAATGATTGTAGCGACGTTCTTCAAGAAGTTAATTAAAAGATAATAACGACCCAACCCATTACAAGGTTGGGTTTTTTCATACATTTATGAAAAATTTATCCAAATGGAGTTAATCAAGCACGGTAAAAACGTTCATCAATTAAGAATTCAAGCAAATAGTTGCAACATAGCCATGCTTAGCGATTTGCACTGGGACAATCCAAAATGTGATCGTGATTTACTTAAACGTCATTTGGACTATTGTTTGGCGAAGTCGATTCCAATCATGCTAAATGGAGATACGTTTTGTTTGATGCAAGGTCGCGGAGATCGTAGAAGCTCAAAAGATGACATTCTACCGGAACACAATAATGCTCGATATTTGGATTCAATTGTTGAAACGGCGGTTGAATGGTTTTCGCCTTATGCGCATTTGATAACCGTTGTTGGGTATGGGAATCATGAATGCTACCGAGAAGATACGGAAGTTTTAACACTTAACGGTTGGAAAAATATCAAAGAAATTGATTTAACCGATAGTGTTGCCGTATTTGATGACAAGGAAATTTATTACGAATTTCCAAATGCACTGGTATCAAAAAAGGCGGACAAATTAGTGCATATCGAAGGGTCATTCACAAAGCAAATTGTATCCGGTAAACACGCCGTTGTTCTTCAAGACATGACCAAAGTAAACGCCGAGGATATTTATCGACTTTCGGACAAAGATTTGCCACACGGAAGAAAAGTTCCGAATTTGTTTGAGGAAGTAATTCCATTGATTGACGTATTGACGGCAATTGTAATGGATGCAACTTTAGTTGATCACTCAAAATACAACGAAAAACACACTAAAAAACGAGTACAATTTAAGCTAAGCAAGTCGAATAAAATTGAATATATTAAGTCGATTCTTGATAAAAACGATATTGCTTACACGTTCAAAGAAGCCACAAAAAGTGGCATCAATGTATTGCAACCGTATTACATTCGTATTTACGGCGATTACGCACGCGATTTATTCACGATGCTTGAAGGCGTTAAACAGCTACCGAAATTCTTTGCAAAATTAACAGGTGTAAATTTCCAAACGTTAATCAATACCCTTGAGCAAACGGATGGACACCGCGTGAATGAAAACACAATCACCTGGAACACAACGAGCAAAAATGACGTTGATATTATTCAAGAGGCGTGCGTACGAAACGGCTATCATTTCTCATTCAAGACACGTGAAAATGGCTCCGGATTCGCAAACGGTAAAACGCAATACAGATGCACCATTTCAAAGGAAATCGTAAAAGACAAAAATGTTAAAATCAAACATGAAGATTTTGAAGGAACGGTTTATTGTTTGAATATGCCTTCGGGATGTTTCGTTACACGTATCGACGGAAAAGTTGCATACTCTGGAAACACAGCAATTATAAAATATCAGGAAACCGACATTTTACGTCGCTTTGTTGATCTATTAAACGCAACAAACCACACAAATGTTCAAGTGGGCGGTTACGGAGGTTGGTTAATTATTAGTTTAGTTAATTCAAAAAGCGGACTAAAAACAAGTTGCAAAATAAAATACTTTCACGGTTCTGGAGGTGGTGGAGTCGTAACAAAAGGAGCGATCAATTTAACGCGAGCTTTGGAAATGTGCGAGGACTTTGATGTATTCACAATGGGACACATTCACGAAAACGCTGCGCGAAACGATGTTCGCGAAAGCATTCATCATAACGGATGCACTGGTTATAGCTCGATTCAAAAAGAATTGCACTTGATGTTGACCGGAACATATAAAGAAGAATACGGAACGGGCGCAGGAGGTTGGCACGTAGAACGCGGAGCACCACCAAAGCCACTAGGCGGGCGTATTCTAACATTCAAAGGGATTCGTAAACAGGTTGACGGGCACAATAGATTTTTCAAATTTATCGACTCGCACAAATTTAATTTGTAGATTTACACGATTCGTTTTTTTGTTTGATTGATGGGAAAGAGAGTTATTGACATGGTAACTCTCTTTTTTATGCGCGTTATTTTGTAAATTTGACTAAACATTCATCAAATGGAAAAGAAGAAAATAGCACTCAAAGCACCACGAAAAAAGGCAACACCAAGAGCCAAAACAAAGAACACCCCAGAAAACTTTTTTATAGTATTGCAACTTATTGAGTTTGAAGCGATTAGCTTAAGAAAGGCGCTTGAAAGACTTGGTGTCAATAGCAATGCTTTTGAAAAATGGTTGGATTCTAGTGAATTAAATCAAATGCAATACGCGCGTGCGCGCGAAAAGCGTGCAGACTTGATTTTTGAGGAAATGAAAGAGATTGCAGACAAGCAAGATAAAGACGTTTATATTGATCATGAAGGAAACGAGCGCATTGACCACAATGTGATTCACAGAAATAAACTTCAAATTGATACACGTAAATGGATGCTTTCAAAGATGCAACCTAAGAAATACGGTGATAAAATCGACATAACGACCAAAGACAAGGAGATCAACACGGTAAATCAAACAATCCCAACTGAAATAATCCAACAAATTGCGGACAAGTTATAATGAAATCGAGGAAGTTTTAAGGCTTGGAGCAAAGGATAATTTCGTGCTTTTTTGCTATTACTATAATTACGACTTTTTCAAGGCGCGTCCATTCTTAAAGGAAATCGCACAGGCGTTTCAAGAAGTTGCCGACGGTAATATCAAAACGCTTTCGGTATCGTTACCACCACGTGCAGGAAAATCGTACATAACTACTCTTTTTTGCGCTTGGATTCTTGGTAAATACCCAACTGAAAGCGTAATGCGTAACACTTGCTCGGCTCGATTAGCCGAGAAACTTTCATACGATGCACGTGACGTTGTGAAAAGTGAACGATTTGCAAAGGTGTTTCCATTGGTAACGCTTTCAAAAGACAAAGCCAGTGTAAGCGGTTGGAATACAAATCAAAGCAAACAGGTTGGTTATTTCGGTCAAGGTGTCGGCGGTACGATCATTGGATTCGGTGCGTCGAAGCTCGCTATAACGGATGACCTTTTTCGTTCAATGGAGGACGCAATGAGTGAAACTATACGCGAGAAGACGCATTCATGGAAAGAGGCAACACATGATTCACGTAAAGAAACGGGATGCGCCGAGATTGATATTGGTACCAGGTGGACACGTGATGACATTATAGGTAAGAATGCCGAGCAAGGATATTATGATAAACAAATCGTTGTGCCGGCATTAATCGAGCATGACGGTGCTTTGTATTCGTTTTGCGAAAGCGTAATGACAACCGAGGAATATTTACTCAAGAAGGAAAAAACACGCGAGGAGATTTGGATGGCGGAGTACATGCAACAACCAGTGGATATTAAAGGGCGTTTGTTTGAGAACTTGCGTACATTCAAAGATATTGACGCGGTTAAAAAGCACACACAAGGCGCATTTGCTTACATTGACGTTGCCGACGAAGGTGGCGACTACCTTTGTATGGTTGTTGGGCATATAGTCGCTAAGGATGTGTATATAACGGACGTTGTATTTACAAAGGCAAATGTTGACGTTACAATCCCTATGTGTGCGAAATTACTAGATGAAAATAAAGTAAGTTATTGCAGGATTGAAACTAACGGAATGGGCGCGATATTTATCAAGATGCTTCGCGACATGACAAAAACACCTTTGCTCAAAGTGAATAACAACCAAAACAAAGACACGCGAATAATCATGAATTCAAGTTACGTGCTTCGTAAATTTAGGTTCTTGGATGGGCAAATAGGTGAATACGGTCAATACATCAACAACTTGAAGGCATATCAAAAGGAAGGAAAGAACAAAAATGATGATGCACCGGACGCGACTACCGGACTCGGTTTATTCATTCAATCAATGGCACCACATTTAGATGCTTAACAAATTTCGTTTTTCTTCATCCGTTAAATCAACTATTGTGCTAATCTTTTCGACCGCACTAGCACGCTTTAAAAGCGCGTCAGCTGAACGCGTTTCATCTTGTTTCAATACGGATATGTGTGAGAAATCAGGAACTAAGTACATTCCTTGTTGATCGAGCTTCATTTGCTTTGTAAGCTCGTCGTAAAGTATTTCAGTTGCCGGAATGATAGTTGAGTTGTACGCTTGACGTTCACCCATTTCTACGTTGGAGAATGTCGAACCTTTACCGCCTTCACCCTGCCCGAACATATGTTGGTTCAATCCAAACGCGTCAATAATAGCCAATTTATCCGCTGTCATTTCCTCAAATAACATCAAGTCCTTCACTGGGAACGTCATAGGGTCGAACTTCAAAGGCTTGTCGGTTATAATTACTTCGCCTTCGTTTCTCATCTTAATATCCTTACGGATTTTATTAACGTCCGATTCACTGATTGGAAGCGATGAAATACCATCCGTATTATTACTCGATAAAATACCAAGTGAGAACATATTGATTAAAAGCACGTTTCTTTTTTCGTATTGCTTTTTCAAGTTTGACAAAGGCATTTTTAACGCGTCCAATTTAGATCGTGAGTCGAATAAATTAATACCATCCACTTCGGAAATGTAAATAACCTCATCCGGCATGAAATCTTTAAATTCATTGATTCGGCTCGTTGGTATTTGGAATTTCTCGATAAAGCTCGCTAAATCAACACTAACTAAATTTTTGCCCGTTGGAACAATCTTCACGTTATTGAACGCCAAAGGCATTAATTGTAACTTTCCGAACGATCCGTTAGGTGCGTAAATCAAAATGTTATTTGTGATACACTGATTAATTGCAATCATCTTCATCATCTTGCCCCATGATTGCATGGCATTTGGTCGGTCAATCAAACGGAAAATATTATCACCGTTAATATTCATGCGGTTTCCGTCCTTGTCAACAATGATTGGATTTGCGCTTGCCACCATATCAGCGTAACGTAATACAACCGCTTGAAGTTCCGGGATTGAATAATAAAGATTCCACTTGTCGGAAGTGTTGACCCATTCGGGCGTTATGATTCCAATTTGTTGAGTGGTATAGTAGTTTGTATTAGACCACCCTAGTGCGTTGCGAACCTTCGATAAAATATCCATCAGAATTTTTTTTATAATTATCACAAATTTAGATTAATTTTGATTCAAATTGTTTTAAGATGAGTAAA